AAGAAAATATCAGACCTTTTGAAGAGATATTTTTAGGAGTTGGAGCAGATGTATTATCATTTATGGATTCAGTATTAACTGCAAATCCAAATGCAGCAGTTGCTAATATGAAACAAAGATTAAAGGATACTGCTGATAAGGTAAGAGGTAGTGGTGATGTATCTAAAATAGCTAAATTAAAACAAGAATTAGCTAGATTACAATCAATTGGAGGATTGGAAAAAATAGTTCCAAATGAGGGTATTGTATTTATTTACAAAGGAAATACTTACAAACTTACAGGAACTTTTGCACCATTAAATCAAATTTTAGGTATTTTTTACGAATAGTTTGATATATATAATAAATCAATTAGTTACATTAATATAGAATTATGGCAAAGAGAAAATCCTTTGAAGAAAAAAACAAACACATTCATAAATCTCGTCAATTAGTTATTGATACCGTTTTTGGTAGAGCAGATGATAATCAGAATGTATTTGGTTACGAAAAAGAAGCTGACAAAAAAAGAGAAGTTGGTGAAAAATGGGTTGATAGTGAAGGTGTAGAGTGGGAACAAAAAGATGGGTTTAGAACCAATCTAACTAAAATGGATAAGGTAAGAGAATACCTGCAGAAAGTTAGTAGATGTTCTTCATCTGAATGTAAAACTATAAAGTACAGTACTGCTGATAAAAAGGCAATTGTTAAAACTACTCTTTGTATAGATTGTTTAACAAAGCAAGAAACTCAATTAAGATTAGATGGTACTTGGAATTTTTATGAAGATTACAAAATAACATTAAATAAATTGGGTTATGTTAGAGATTTAAAAGCTCAATACGAAGAAGCATTAGAAGGTATCAAACAACAAGTTGAAATGGTAAATGAAAATGGTACTATTTCGAATTGGCAATGGGATATTGATATTGAAAAAGTAAAAGAAGATATTAGAACAGATATAAACGGTGCATACGATGCAATAGAAGCTCTTTTAGAAAGAAAACTTGCATTGGAAAATAAGTTATTAGAATTAAATCATCCAGAACTTATAAAACAATAAATTATGACAAAGTTATTCTCATTCACAAATATTTTAATAATTGGTTTAGTTGCATTTATTGTATTTAAGCAATGTAGTGGTGAGGATGAATCCGTTAAAACTATTGATGTTGATGGTAAAAAATACGAATTATTAAAACACAAAATTGATACATTTGTTGTTGAACATACTCAAATAAAATACAAAAAAGGACAAGATATTTATCACGAAACAATTGTAGAAAAAAATGTAGAAGTACCTGTTTATATAAAAGCAGATACTGAAAGAATACTAAAAGATTATCATTCAAAAGTTTTATACAAAGATAGATTAGTATTAAATGATGGGTTGGGTATTGTGGAAATAACAGATACCATTAGTAAAAATAAAATTATAGGTAGAAGATGGAATGCTCAAATAAATGAGAGAACTATTACCGATACTAAAATTGTTAAAGAACTTCCAAAAAATCAAGTTTATGTAGGAGTACAAGGTTTAGCAGGTAATTCAACTGCATTAATAGGACCACAACTTACTCTTAAAACTAAAAAAGATAATTTATACGGAACAAGTTTACTTATAGATGGTAACGGAAATAAGTATTTTGGTGTATCGGTTGGTTGGAAGATTAGATTGAAAAAATAATATGGCAGTTCAAGGGCAACCTAAAAAATCTCTAAAAGAGATAATTGCAGAAGAATATCGTAAATGTGGGCAAGACCCAATTTACTTTATGAAAAAATATTGTGTGATTCAACACCCAACGAGAGGTAAAATACCTTTTCATTTATATCCATTTCAGGAAAATTGTTTAACAGATTTCAAACAAGACCGTTTTAACATTATTCTTAAATCTCGTCAGTTAGGTTTATCAACCCTTTCTGCAGGATTTATTCTTTGGAAAATGTTGTTTAATGAAGATTTTAATGCATTGGTTATTGCAACTAAAGTAACGGTTGCAAAAAACTTAGTTGAGAAAGTAAGAGTAATGCACGATTTGTTACCTGTTTGGTTAAGAGATGGTGGGAACTCTTCTGTTGAAGATAACAAACTATCACTTAAACTAAAGAACGGTTCACAGGTTAAAGCAATTGCATCTTCACCTGATGCAGGACGTTCGGAAGCCTTATCACTATTGGTAGTAGATGAGGCAGCATTCATTAGAGATATTGATGAGATTTGGTTATCTGCGCAATCAACCCTATCAACAGGTGGTTCGGCAATTGTATTATCTACACCAAATGGTATTGGTAACTGGTTTCACAAAATGTGGGTAGATGGAGAAAGTGGAACAAATGGTTTCAATTGTATCAATCTCCATTGGACAGTTCACCCAGAAAGAAATCAAACTTGGAGAGATGAACAAACCCGTATTTTGGGAGCAAAGGGAGCAGCACAAGAATGTGATTGTGACTTTGTTGGTTCTGGAGATACAGTAATAGACCCTGAATTATTGACTTGGTATAAGAACACTTATGTTATGGAACCAGTTGAGAAAGCGGGATTTGATAGAAACTTATGGAAATGGGAATACCCAAACTACAATAAACAATATATGGTTGTAGCTGACGTTGCAAGAGGAGATGCTGCCGATTATTCAACTGCGCAAGTTTTGGATATTGAAGATTGTTCGCAAGTTGCCGAATATAGGGGAATGATTGATACCAAAGATTTTGGAAACTTTCTTACTTCATTAGCAACAGAATACAACAACGCATTATTGGTAGTAGAAAACTCAAACGTAGGTTGGGCATGTATTCAACAAATTATAGATAGAGGATACCAAAATCTATTCTATATGAGTAACGATTTAAAATATATCGATGTTGAACGACAAATGAGCAACAGATTTTACAGAGATGAAAAACAAATGGTTGCTGGTTTCTCTACAACATCAAAAACTCGTCCCCTTATCATTTCGGCATTAGATACTTATATGAGTGAGAAAGATATTCTTATTCGTAGTAGTAGATTAATCGATGAAATGTTTACATTTATTTGGCAAAGTGGTAGAGCAGAAGCAATGAAAGGATACAATGACGACTTAATTATGGCATTGGCAATTGGATTGTGGGTTCGTAATACTGCACTTCGTTTAAGACAAGAAGGAATAGATTTAACCAAAAATATGCTGAATTCATCACATATAGCTAAATACGACGGATTCGTATCTACGGGTCATTTAAGTAGAAATCCATATGAGATGGAAGTGGGTAACAAAGAAATAGAAAACTTAACTTGGTTACTTCAGTAATTTTTATATATTTATATGTTGGATACAAAATATTTTTAAAATGAATTTAACTAAAATCATAAAAGAATTAGAAAACCCTTGTTGGAAAGGGTACGAGATGGTTGGGATGAAAGAAAAAGACGGTAGAGAAGTTCCTAATTGTGTTCCTGTAAAAGAATCAGATGGTCCTTGTTGGAAAGGATATGAACAAATCGGAATGAAAACCAAAGATGGTAGAGAAGTTCCTAATTGTGTTCCTATCAAAGAAGATATTGATTCAGATGATGATGTAAACTATGGTTTAGTTGAACCAGAAGAATACGATGTAGAAGATGAAGATATGGAAGATTTCATTGCTTTTATGAGAGGATATGATAAAAATCTAAACGAAGGTTGTCAATGTTTGAGAGAAGCTGAATATCAAGGTAGAGAAGTAAAATTGGGTAAACCAATGGCAGGTGATGTTAAAAAGTTTAAAGTATATGTTAAAAATCCAGCTGGTAATGTTGTAAAAGTAAACTTTGGTCAAAAAGGAGTTAAAATTAAAAAGAATAATCCAGATAGAAGAAGAAGTTTTAGAGCAAGACACAATTGTGATGAACCAGGTCCGAGACATAAGGCAAGATATTGGTCTTGTAGAAAATGGTAATAATATTTGGAAATTACAAAAAAAATTATTATCTTTATAGATACTTTACAAATTAAAAAATGGCAGATAAATCAGTATTAGGTAGGTTACAGAAATTATTTTCAACAAACACCATTGTTCGTAAAACGGAATCAGGAACAAAGGTAATTGACACAGATGAGTGGCAAAATATGACCACGAATCTAGTTGACAGATTCACGAAGTTAAAGGTAACTAATTATGGAACTGGTCAAATGGAATCATCTATGGCGTACCAACAAGTCCGTATAGATTTATTCAGAGATTACGATTCAATGGATACCGACCCAATTCTTTCATCGGCATTGGATATTTACGCAGATGAGTGTACTGCTAAAAATGAACAAGGTAATGTTCTAAAGATACATCACGAAGATGATAATATCAAACAAATTTTAGAAAATTTATTTTACGATATTTTAAATGTTGAATTTAAC